GCACGCAGATTGAATACCGCGTTGCCGTTGGAACCGGTCTTCAGTCTCGCTCCGGCGATTTCGACATAGGCTCCTTCGACATTGGCCGGGGTCTCCGCGTTATCCTTAACATTAACCGTCACGGCCTGCGTGGTGACCGCAGTCGCGGGTTCAAGATAGGCGAACGGGCAGGAAACGCGATCGGCATCGAGGCGGGTTGCAGGGTTCGGCAGCGCCCAGCCCATGCGGAACACAACGCGCAGGGCGATCATGTCCTGCTGTGCCAGGTTGTACACGATTTCCTTGGTCGTGGGATCTTGGATAACACCCTGATCGAGGATTTTCACGGTGATATCCTGGCGGATGGCATAAACCGCCTTGGACCAGTCGCCGACGACGAGCTGGGCAATGGTCGGATCAAACGCGCCGTTTTCGGGGAACACGATAGGCGTCCCGTCAAGGGTGTACTGCCCGGGGTTCTGCATGTTTGCAAGGAAGACGGGCGCTCCGACCTCGTTACGGATGCCGCGGAGCTTCGCGCGGAAGCCGGGCTTTGCGAGGGCGCCGTTTACGGCGTATCCGGCGGATTCGATCTTGTCCCAAACGCCGTCGGTCTCGAACAGCTTCGCAAAAAGGTCATCGCCGTCCGAAACATTGTTTCCTGCCTGTCTCGCCGTGGTGATGATGTCCGCACGCCAACCGGCGGGGCGGTTGACGCCGAAGATCGTCGCGCCGTCAACACGCATGCCGATAGCCTCGTTGATGCGCGGAGTGACTTCTCCGAAGATATCAAACTCTGCATCATCAAAAACGGCTTCGGGAATCGGAACAATAACGGCCAGCTCTTCCGCATTGAGGAATACGTTGGCCCACGCCTGTTCGCTGGTCTGTTTGAATCCGGTATCGCCGGATACCCAGTAGGCGGTCGGCAGAAAATCCAGTACCCGGATGCGAGTCTGGTTGCTGGTCATGTTGGGAAGCTTGCGCGCCATGCTCAAAAAGATGGAGCTCTTCGGCGCGTCCTGAAAAATGGTCTGTACGACCTGCTGGCGGATAATGGCCTCCGCCTGTTCTCTTGAAATCATCGGCATATCTTTTTATTCTCCTTTTCCGAATAAGTTTCGCAGGGCTTCGTTGGCCGCTGCGGTGCTGCCTTTTTCAGGGGGTGGGTTCTGCGGCCCGGGGGTCGGACCGGAAAAACGGGCAACCGGCTCAAACAGGTAGTCGTTATCCTTGCGGACTGCCTCCAGAGCGGCGGCGATATCTGCCTGCTGATTTTTGCTTTCCTTGAGCTTATCCGTGTCGAGCAGGGCCATGACGGCTTTGACATTCCGGGGTTTTGCACCAGAGACAACGGATTCAAGCGCGCGGGCAAACTCTACGTCTGCCATCTTCTGCTTATACTCCGAATCTTTCGCGACGAGATCCCCGGTTAGCTTCGTGATTTGCCCCTTGAGGTCGTTCACATCCACGCCGTCAAAGGCTTTCAGCTTGGCCTGCACATCGTCGAGCTGCGTTTTCAGCGAATCGGTTTTTGTTTTTTCCGCATTGATGTCCTTGCCATTTTCGGCCATGATCTGATCGATGACCGACTGGTCGAGCCCGAGCCCCTTCAAAAATTCTGTTTTCATGTTTCTCCTTTCGCGATAGGCGTTTTAGGTGTCTGCCATCACCACGTCGACGCCGCTTTAAGGCCAGCGGCATGCCAAAACGGTATAAAAATAGCACCTGCAAATGCAGATGCTAAGATTATTAAGGCATAAAAAAACCGCCCTGCTCATGTAGCCAGGCGGCTTTACTGTTCGCTCAGAATATCCATAATGCTCTCGCATATGAGGCCGATTTGGTTCGGTTCATCGTTCTCAAAACCGTTCGTCATCATATAGTCCGAAACCTTTTGATCGATCTCGAAGTATTCAGCATCCGACAGATCTTTTTGAACATCAAATGAAAATCCGATCTGATTTAGAAGTTCGAGCTGTTTGTCATTGAATTTCAGTTTCACCTTACCGGCCCCCTTTCAATTTATTGCGAAGTTTCGCGCTTGTTTTCCAGACCGTGATGAGATTCCCCGTATCCGGATTGATCTGTACACGGGCAATCCCACCGGTAAACTCCTGACTTCTTATGTTATCGGCAATTCTTATATTACCAATCCCCAGCGGATTAGTCAATGCATCCCGGACATCGGCCAACGAAATACCGCGCTGAATTGCCCTTTGGCCGAAATGATTCGATGCTCCGGATACGACAATGCCATTGGATGTCGTCATTCCGGAAAGGCTTTGGAACGAGGCGGCTTTCCTGGCGGTCCATACCGCTTGCGATGCCTGGCTATGCCCGAAATCCATAACCTGCTGCCGGGCTGTGCGCTGCGTCCGCCCGGTATCCCGGATGAACTGCTTTAGCCGGGCCTCCTTTTCTTTCAAGCGGAGCTGGGCGGCATGCTTACCGGCCGTATCACCGGCGGAATCGGCGGCTAAAATTCGCCGCTTTTCTGCCCGGACGCTGCGTTCAAGAGCCCGCTGCTGCTGAGACTGTTCATATACCCGGGCATTTTCTTTGAGGTCATAGGGTTTATAGCGCTGCTCACTGATGCCCTCAAAAAACGGGTAGAAAGAGTGATGGCAATTTACTCCGCATAAACCGGTTACCGTGCCATAACCGGTTACGGTGATCAGGTTCGGGTATTCCGCGGTGCTGCCTTCGATGCTGTAAATTCGCCCCTGCCAAACGGCATGTGACGGACGGGCGCCCATGTGACTGGACACCTCGACCAGATTGCAGCCCCATTCCTTTGCCCGCTGGATCTGCATTTTACCCGCTGTCTGTGCCGTGCTGGTCACAACCGCCCTGCGCACGGCGACGTCAACCTGATTGCGCGTATGCCGTCCCGCAGCGCTGATATAATCGACACCGGTGATACCCATGTCCGCAAGTTCGCGGACCGCATTACGAACGGCGGTGTTATAATCCGTAACGCCGAGAGAGGTTTCCAGATAGGCTTTGTTGACGATACCCAAGAAGCTATTCTGCGCGCTCTGAAGGGCTGTCGTGTTGATCAGGTTGAAGTAGCTGCGGGTATTGTCGATGGCGCCCCGAATGATCTGCTGCAGCACAGGGGAGGCCGCCGCGGGTACTGGCATGGCAGCGAGCAGCCCCTCCGAGTAAGCTTCTTTATAGATCCGTTCGTCAAGCTCAATCGCTTGGTATCCGGCGTCGTGCAGGATACGCGAGATCTCCCGGGATGTCTTTCTGGAATATCGCTTTATTGTTTTGAGGTTTTCCTTATTTAGTGCGCCGAGCTGCTGAAGCTTTTCCGCCTGCCAGGCCGCGACGGTATCGGGCGTGATCTCGTCGAGCACAGAGAAACGCTTTGCAACGTTTCGGATCAGATCGTCTTCCAGGCTTTCATAAACCCCGATCAGCTCTTCGCTCATGGAGACGATCTCTTCGGGCGTCATCATGTGCTTTCACCGCCATCGCCGCCTTCAAAGAAATCAGCATTTTCCGGTTTTGGAGAACGCGCCGCAATAGCCTGTACGAGCTGCACGGCATCCTCCTCCGACATGCCGTAAACACGCTTGAAATATTCCACCTGATCGATGATGCCGGCTTGGAACTCCAGCATCGCGCGGTTGGCTTCGGCATCCTGGTCAGTTTTGATACTGTCGCCCCATTCAAACGTTACGTTCGGCGCCGGCTTTCCCATCCAGAATGCGATCGCCTCCGCCGTATCCCGCAGAGCGCTTTCAAGGGCAGTCTGAATGCCGGTGATCGTCACATAAAGCCGCTGCTTGCTGCTCTTAACCTCCGTTGCCGTTTTATCCACCACCTGGGGGTCACTGATTGTGCCGTAGGCGAGACCGCAAACAAACTCGATCATCTTGAGCTGATTCTGATAGCCCTTATAAAGATCATCGGCGCGGATGTCGGGAGAAAAGACATCCAGCAGCGGCTTGTCGGCCGCTCCGGCGTTATATTCAAGGGCCCGATATAGCCGCTCCTTACCACCGGGATATTCGAAATTGCCCTCTGCGTTGCGTTTGAGCAGGCTTGCCGCAATATGTACGGCCGCCTGCTTGGCCTCGTACTCCCAGGAGATGTTGGAATACTTTTTGTCGGCCTCCTTGATCAGGCCCACCGCGCGGCCAAAAACAGATACACCGAGCGGGGAATCTGCGTCGATTGTATTGGCCAGCGGGATACGGAAGTAGCCAAAAGGCAGCTTGCTACTGTTGAGCACGGCCTGCTCCTGCATGCCCGCCCACTGAGGAACACTTTCAAGCGGGATTTGCGTCCCCAGCGAGGCGGCAGAGGAGGCGTTGCCGTTGCGGTATGCCAGGTTCATGATCGCCCGATCCGGCAGCGAATGATATTCCAGCCGCGTAAATACGGCCCGGCCGGAGTAAACCTGTTCCACCAACACACACTCGGTGATATTTCCGGAACTGTCGAATGACAGCGGAAAAAAGTGATCGGCGCGGATATTCTGCGTGACGACGTCTCCCGTCTCCGTCTGATACGGTTTGAACAGCATGCCGCCGAGCGCGCAGCCGTATTCGACGGGAATGTGAATGGTCCGAATGAGGTGCTGGTAAACCACATCAACCGCCGGATCATCAGCAGCCGTCTGCATTTCACAGGTGACGAGTCGGGCAAGCTCCGTTGCAATGGCTCCGGAGATCCCTGCGCTTTCGATTCCCTGTTTACAAGAAAGCCATGGAGCACGATCTTCGTACATGGCCGCCCATAACTCGATTGCCATGCTCATGCGCTCATTGATACAAGCATTGATCTCCTTACCGGTGGCCGCGCTGACGGCTTTTATAACCGCCTGCAACATCGTTGTGTATGTCAATCGGATTACCTACCTCTCATACCGAATCAACTGAGCAATCGACCGCTCGAAAGTGTATTCAAACGCATCCAGCGTATCGATATCGCTTGTGCCGTCGTCGAGCCGCTCGTCTTCGGTCAGATTTTTGGGATTCCATACGGCGCCGGACAGCGCGTCATCCAGCGTCCTGCACTCTTCCGGGATATAAAAGAACCGCCCCTGAGCCATAAGCCGAAGCGTGGCCCGGATGCGGTCGTTTATCGTGGTTTTCAGCGCGTTCCCGATTGCCGGCACGAGCCAGCTGAGCCCCGCTTTGCGTGCGGCCGAACGAAGGCCGGCAATAAGCGTCTGTTCCGCGCTGTCGCAATATACGTGATGGATGACTCCATACCGTGAGATGATCTTCCGGCAGAACTCCACAAACAGCTCTCCGAGCTTATCGGGATCGATCTCGGCAAGCTGATCGGCGCGTACATAGCGCTCGGATGCCAGGACGATAAGCCTGTTATAACCACGCGTCATACCTGTGGCCACGAACGCATGTCCCGATTTTCCGCCTCCGAAGTCCACAGCCACATTGATTTCCATCAGGTCTTTCACGCCGTCATGGGCGATCTGATAGGCTTTGCGGTTGTTCGCGAATGTCTGATAGATTGCACCATCGGCGGTAACCCAGAGCCCACGCACATAGCGGTCATAGAAAACCCCGACATACTCTTTCTTGAGGTTCTCGACGTACTCCGAATCAAGAAAGGTATTATCATCGATAAGAAATTTCAGCACAAGCATGTCAAGTTCATCCTTGCGCTGAATGTACTTTTTCATCAGCCAGTGGTTTGGATTGTCCGGGTTTGTCGTCGCGATCAACTTCGCGCCGGGGCAGGAGAGACGCGAAAGAAGCATGGCGAAGAAGTCCTCGGAAAACAACGTCAGCTCATCACAGTAGGCGCCCTGCAGTGTCATGCCGCGGATCTTGCTCTCTGCCCGTGCGTCGTTCACGCCCTCCAAATAGATAAGCCGCCCGAATAGGCGGCCTTCTTTTTTTGAGAGTGAATAGGTGAAGTTCTTTGTCCCGACGAGTCCTTGCAGTAGGTCAAGGCAGTTGCGGCGCAGGGAAGTAAGCGTCTTGGCCACCATGAGATAGTTGCCATCCTTCGGCATCGTGGCCACCCAGAACGCCCATAGAACGAGAGAAATCCACGTCTTGCCGGAACGTACGCTGCCCTCCAGCAGGTTGATCCGCCGCAGCTCGCCGCGCTGCCATAGGCGGAGAAGCTCACGCTGCTTCGGCGCATAGATGTCATTCATCCTGCCGCAACCCCTTCAGTAGCTGTTCGAGCTGGCCAGCATCATCGTCCGCGCCATTGGGACGGTCTCTCCATATATCCGGTTTCCGGTTCTTCAGCCAGAATGCCGCGGCGCCGACATCCGGAGCTACCTGCTTAACCGTTTGA